CCAAGTTTTTCTATTTTTAAGGTCTCTTAAATCTTATGTAGATAAGTTTCGACCAAAGAATGTTTACTGTACTTGGGATAAGAAGCTAGAATGGCCTTCTACTAATTTTCGACGAGAAGCGACTACAGTAGAATATAAAGCAGGAAGAGATGATGAGAAGTTTAAAAATGTTTTTGAAAACGCCGATAAGATACAGGAACTTCTCTCTGACCTAGGAGTTCACAATATATTCCCTCTTCGGATGGAGGCTGATGATTTAATGGCGTATCTATCCAGCAAACTCCCTGGGCCAAATGTAATCATAACAACAGATAAAGATCTCTTACAAACAGTAACTGAAAATACAATAGTATATACTCCTATAAAAAAGAAAGAAATTTCTTTAGATAATTTTGAAGAATATACAGGAGTAAAAAAAGAATATTATATTTCATTTAGAGCTGTAACAGGAGATAAGTCAGATAATATCCCTGGGATTCCTAGATATGGTATAAAGAGATTTCTTAAACTTGAACATACATTTATAACGATCCCCGGAGACGAGAAAATGGCATTAGTTAGAGCCGATGAACTAACAGATGATCAATTTGAAATATATAAGCGCAATTGGTTGTTAATGGACCTTAAAAAGGGATATCGTTATTACGATGACGAAGTACCTGCTTATGAAGAGCAACTAGAACAACTACGAGAATCTAAATGTAACTTCTCTAAATTCCTAGAGCAAGCTAAAGAATTAAATCTATGGTCTATTGTCAGGAACTATACATCATGGAGAAAGTCATTTGATAATAACGAACATCTATTAAATACTATTAACAAGGCTATACAAAATGCATCAACCTAGAGAACCAAGAGCGATAGTAGGTCCATCAGGAGACACAGTACGACCAGTATTGAAAACAGTAAGAATGGGTAATGAAGATATTGTCACGGCGCATTACACTGATCCGCGAACTGGTCAATTTATTACTAAGATTCCTGTCTCTGTAACTAAAGTTGATGATAAGTGAAGTAATACCTCAAGACTATATTATTGAGAAGTTTTTCCAGTACGCTGGATATCCAAAATACAAAAAAATTACTAATGTATACGAAGGTGGCTGTCCTTTGTGTCGTGAAGGAAAATCCTGGGGAAAAAAAAGGCGGCTATATTTTGTCGCTAAGGAGAATTATATCTTTTGTCATAATTGTGGTTGGAGTGGTTCTCCTCTGAATTGGGTTCAAGAAGTAACTGGTAAGAATTATATTGAAATTATAACCGAATGTAAAGAGTTTAATACCTTTACTGTACCAGAGGAAAAACCTAACCCTCTTATACCAGAGAAACAGCCAGAGTCTCTTCCTGGGGATTGTATTAATTTATATGATAAACTTCAATATAGTTTTTATAATCACGAAGACATGGTTAAACATGCAATTAATACCTGTAAAAGTAGAAAACTATTTACAGCTATAAACAAACCTAAATCTCTATGGTTCTGTAGAGATGATTATATTCATAAAAATAGAATTATACTTCCGTTTTATGAAAATAAAAATATACTATTTTATCAATCTCGTAAACTAGAACAAAATAAAAAAGATAAAAAACCAAAATATCTCTCTAAGATAGGCGCCGACAAAACTATTTTTAACTTTGATAATATAACAAATGAACTAGATTATATTTTTATATTTGAAGGACCTATAGATAGTTTTTTCGTAAAAAATGGAGTAGCTGTAGGAGGCATTAGCAAAGGCCGTTCATGCTTTACTAAGAGACAAGAAAAACAAATACAACAATACCCGTTTCACAAGCGAATATGGGTATTAGATAATCAATGGTGTGATGAGACTGCAAAAGAAAAAACTAAATCTCTTCTAGGTCAAGGAGAAGAGTGTTTTATATGGCCTAAAGAATTTAAACAATATAAAGATTTTAATGACATTTGTATAAAAATAAACCGTGACAAAATCTCATCACGGTTTATAATTAAAAATAGTTTTAAAGAACTAAAAGGTAAACTTTTACTGTCTCAAATATAACCCATATAAGCTAGGTCGTCAACACTCATACCACCATTCTCATCTGATGCCGCGGCTGGCGTATTTACTGGGGTACCAGCAGAAGCAGCGACCGCCTGTGCTTTAATCCAAGCAGCTAATTCTTTCTCAGCAGCAACTCGAGCCGCTTTTGCTGTAGTATATGCTTCTTCAAGCTTATCAACAGCAGCTTGTTCAGCGTCTGTCATCTTAGGATCCGTCGCCCCGGGAATTGCTTCTTTCCAAGCCGTACGCGCGGTTGTTGTAGCCGCGGATAAATCATCTACCTTTTTAGTTAATTCTGCCTTTGTTGCCATAATTTTAATTATTTATGTTTTTCTATATATAAGTTCTTGAAAATTTGATTTAAACTGGCTAAGCGCTCACAAATATCTAGAATTTCTGATTTAGTAGCATCTGATACACCGTCAAAAATTGTACCTGTTTTATTATCAGTTCGTAAATACCCTAAAACACTATCAGTACCACCATTTAAATAGTCGATGACCTCGTCGATATTACCAACCCACTCTTGCAATTGCGCTAGCTCTTTCGCCGTGTTTGGTTGATTGTCTTGTACGTCTTCGAAGTCCTCAGCGTTTTCTGGCTGGTCTAAACTCCCAGCGAACGACTGGGCATCATCCGATGGTGCGGCATTCACAGCGTCAACTGGTGGGGCCTCATCTTCGTTTAATACAGATAAAAATTTATTTTCAAACTTTCCCATGTAAGTATTTATTAAATACTTATGATGAAAGGCATACTTTTCGAAGATTTATATATGTACACCAACAAGTACTGGAAGGATGTAAAGTCTAGACACGTTCGACCAACTACTAAAACTCTTGCTGACATCGCGAAATCCAGTCCAGCAACGTACAATAAAGTTAAAGCAGACCTAGTACCGTTCCCAGGAGATCACGCGGTAGAACAATTAGGATCAGCATTTAAGAGTATATCTGACGCTACTTATCTTTTGAACCAATTATTTGAAAACCCTATAGTCACATCAGACGAAAAAACTCAGGTATCCGTAAATAAGAAGTTGCAAAAAATTCAAGATCTTATAAAATCGGTGACTGACGATTTAGATCATGATGGCACAAATAATTCGTAGTTTAACTTTATTAACATTAATCACAGGCAGCGTAGGAGGAATTTATTACTTCTTTAACCCTACTCTTATATCATTTATAAAAGCATCTGTTCTCGCAGGCGCAATACAAATAATATTTTTTATCCTATACAACAACATACTTAGATATATCGCGAGATTACAACTTGAAAAAGAAGCCTTAGCACTGGCGCAGCTCGCTAATAAAAATAAAATATTAATTGAGTGTCAGGGATGTAAAAAGATGAATAGTGTTGATATTGACCTTTCAGAAAAGAATGCTTTTATATGCGAGAAGTGCGGCGCAGATAATAATATACAAATAGATATAAGCACAATACTACCAACAAACATTATATATGACAAATAACACAGAAACTAAATACTCACCACTAGCTCGCTGGTTGTGTCTATACGAAGCAGTTAATATTATATCCGATAAAGCTGAAAAATCAGGATATGATAAAGATTGTCTGAAGCCCATTCCAATTAACAAATATATTAACGAGAGATATCACTCTGTATTAAAGGATATAGAGTATGAATACAAACATGACATTCCAGTCTCGTCTGTTAATAGTAGTCCCCATATACATCGTCATTAGTACCATAATCAAAATACGTTGACTGTTCGGTATCTAAATCATTGATATAATCAGTTTCTATTGCACTAAGAGGTCCAACCCCTGAAGTATCTGTAACCATGGTAGAGCCAGCCTCGGCGGTAAGTCCCGGTAGGAATGTATGGTCGTTCCTCCGGGCTTTTAATTTAAAAACATAATGACCTTGCAACTGATTAATCTCACCGATCATTTCATCCAAGCGCTCAGTAACTTCAAATATTTTACCATCTCTACCACCTGGGCGATCTAAAGAACCAAATTCAGTTAACTGAAAAGCATCACCAGCTTTTGGTAGAGAGGCAGAAACAGAGCCAATATAAGACGATACACTTTGCTGAAAAGTCTCTATATCTATTACTGCATCTATTTCATCATCTGAAACCAAACCATATTGAGAATACGTAAGAGAACCATCTGTTAAATTCATTAACATTACAAATGTAGATTTGGGATGATATCCTTGGTGAGTATTTTCTCCGTAAACCTTATCAGTTGCGCTTAAAGTAAAATTGCGTACATAATAATCTATCTCGGTACCATATAACCGTATTTGTTCCTTCCACCATCTTTTATACGTTTGATCTCTCTCATTAGTACCACTTAATTTATAATTAAAGCGTGTAGTGTTTTCAGCTCCCTCGTAATACTTTACAGCACTAATAGTCGTTGTAAGAAATGCACCCATTATTTTTTAATATAATATTTGTTATCAGCGATATAAAACGTTATACCTGTATTACCTAAATTACGAGACTGTTGTTGTTCAAGATCAGTAATCTTAAACAGTTCCTTTACTGTTTGTACTTCTTGATCATTTAACAAAAACAAACCTGATTGCATATTTTTAAGAGTCTCTAATTTTCTAGGATAATTAGGATCAGCATGATGAACAGCTGGTAAGAGCTTATTATCTTTTGCACCAGTCGATCCTCTAAACCGTCTACTACCTAATATATTTCTCGTACGATGTGGTTGCTTAAGAAGCTCTAAAAATATCTTTTTAAACATTTTAATTATTTAATAAAAAAAGCCCCCTGCAATGCAAGGGGCCCTTTAAAGGTATTGTTATATCTATTTGTTAGACGGCAAGCTTGCCAGGTTTCCCGGAGTTTTTAGCATGACCAGGCTTTTTACCTTCACCTGTCTGTTCGGTACCTTCCTTGTCTGTAACAGGAACTGCACCATCACCAGTACTCTTACCACCTAAGCTATCAGCAGCTGGGTCTGTGGTCTTACCACCACCGTCAGAAGGATCATGACCAGGCTTTTTACCATCACCAGTCTGTGTAGTATCTTCTTGGACACTATCCTCAAACTCATCAGTGTCAGCTAACGGATCGTCATCACTAACATCACCAAGCTCTTCGTCATCACCGCCAAGTTGGTCAACAATTGTTTTGAGAACATCGGCTTGCTCAGGTGACAATGTTACTGTTACATCTCCACCTTCTTCTTCACCGGCATCATCGCCAACGTCAAGACCATCATCATCACCTGGGATACCAAGCTCAAAGTCGTCGTCTTCACCCATTACGCTCTCATAGAGCTTATCAAATATTGATTTATCTTCTGACATAATATTACCTTTGTTAGAATTATTTATACTCTCCTTAGCCAATTTCTTCTTTTTCTTAGGCTTTTTTTCTTCTTCTTTCGGATTACCTTCGACTGGTTCCTGTAAATCTTCCGTAGCACCACCAACGTCTTTACTCTTTTCAGCAGCATTTACTTCACCCTTTGGACGTTGACTTTTTGAATCAACCTCAGATACCTTCTCATCTGGCTTCTTAAACCCTTCACCAGCAGCTTTCTCCTTGACGTTCTTTACACCAAAGTTTTTAGATAAACTATTCTCATAATCACCCATTATATTATCCATGTTTGTGTTAGAGTCTGTAGATGTTTCTTTAATAACACCTGTACCTTCACATTTTGAGCAATCGTCTTCTCCGTGTTTACCGGTTC